GTTTGTATAGGTGAAAGATTATAGCCGCTAAAATCTTGCTGAGCTAAGCCCATGCCGCCACCAATCCATGGATTATTTTGGTAATCCCTTTGTGAACTTTCTAACAATGCGTTTAAAAGTGCGCTCATAATTCCTATTTAAATAAACTATTGCCTAAAGCTTTTCCTGCGCTACCTGCAAAGCTACCTAAGAAGCCACCTGCAATTCCTGCAGCTGCTTGTCCCAATCCCGGCTGTTTAGGCTTATTTTGCTGGTTGATCATATTTTGATGATCCATTAAATTTATTCGCTGTTGTGTTTCAGCATCCATCCTTGCACGCCAATCACCGCCTGAGCCGCCAGCAATACGGCGATTATTTTTCATCTGCTCTTGGGCTAATTTTGCTTCTTGCCCTAAACCAAAATAGCCTTGAGATAGTCCACCTATATCAGTCGGATTAATTGCCTGACCTTGATAACCCTGCATTTGGCTATTAACGCCCATACCCAGATTCATTAGGCTACCCAGATTATTCATCGCTAGATCGCGCTGGTACTGTCTTTCCCCAATACCTTGCTGCCTACCTTGCAGAGCGTTTCCAAGCATTCTTTGCTCTTCAGCGCCTGCTGTTTGAATTGCATTTTGACGCGCACCTGAGTAAGCATCAGCTTTGTTCCTTTCAAAGTCTGATCTTAATTTAGTGTAGAGTTCAGATCCCATTGGGATACCACGATTAGCCATTTGCTGCTGAAAATTATCATCTTCGCGAGCATATTGATCGTTTAGTCTTCCAGCTTCACGGTTGTATAATTCATCCTCGACACGTTGCCTGTCGGCTGAAAAATCTTTAGGAATTTCTGGCAAGCCATCAAAGCTAAAAGGCTGCTGATATTGAGACATGGCTTGATCATACAAACCTTGCTCACGTGAACCTAAGCCGACTGATACTGTAGGATTTCCGTTAGCATCATAAGTAATGTTGCGAGATGCACCGATACCCTGAATATTGGGGTTATTAAACTGCCCTGATTCTCTTGCAGCTCTTTCATTTTCTTGCTGTTGCGCGCTAATTACCGCATTAGGGTCAGAAATATCTAAATTCTGCCCAGCTCCGTTTGTAGCAGTAGGGGTAGTTGACCTAGGCTTATTAGCTTTTCTTAACTGTGATGCTTTGACTATATTGCCACTAGCATCACGATACATCCCTGGTGATACTCTTACAGGTTTTTTTGCTGCCATTACATGCCCCCTAATGCTAATGCTAGTTTGCTAGGTCTATTTTTCGCTAATGCAGTTTGATATCCAGGCGCTGATTGCGGGGTGAATCTACTAACAGGAGATTTTAAACCACCGCCAGTTTGTGGCATTCCTGCTGTCTGTCCTAAACTTGGTGAATATTGTAAGCCGCCACCTGTTTGTGGCATCTGTGGGGCGCTATATGATCCTTGGGTCATTCCGCCTAGTTGCAAACCACCACCAGTAGAAGGGAACTTAGGCATAGCTTTAGGTTGCGCATTATATTGTTGCATCTGGTAATTATTGCCGCCGCCTATGCTATCCTGTGGGATATTTGAGCCGCGAACGACTCGACCGTCTGGCCCTCTATACATTCCTGGACTTACTCGACTATATCCTTGATACATATATTACCTTTTTAATAAAACGTTCCCGGTTCGTAAACTAAATGAAATGCTGAAACAGTAATCGAAATATCTTTATAATTTCCCTTTAAGCGAATAGCGGCGCATCTTCCAATGCCATCAACTGCATACATATTTTGATTGTAAACAGTGCCGCTGTCCCAGTCTGATGTGTCCCAATCAGCTGTGTACCAATCACTGCCACTAACACCGCTTACGATTACTTCATCATTTAAAACTCGTTCTTGGAAATCTGTATCTATGTTAAAACTAAATCTAATTTCACCATTAACAGCGACAAGTGGGCGACCTAAAACAAATTTCTTTAAGCGATCTCTATCACCGCAATATGAAAAAGCGGTTTTTACATCCACTGGGATCGTATTTCCATTGTCGTTAGTTACTGAATCGAACTCGTAGACTTTGCCATCAATGCCGCCAAAATATGGCTTTTCATTGAGCAAACACCAAGAAACTGAATTTATATTTGTGAACTTGCACCAGGCGCCTGTTAAGGTATTAACGACGGCCTGTTGGTATTGAGTGCTGGCTAAAACTGGCACATTCACAATTGCCATGCTACCGCGTGGATATGCTACAAATTGCCAGCCAAAAACAGAGGAATAATCTTTAGCCGCACTTATGAAAGCAGGGGATATATTATCTGTTAGTTTTACATAGGTTGTTTCAGTTTGGTCTGTTACGGTTAATAGACTAGAGAAAGGAATAACACCCTGATCAGTTAATACAACTGATTCACCGCCCATATTACCGAAACAGCGACGCCCAAGAGGGGAAGGTACAGGGAAACGTCCCGACAGTGTCCAGTTTGTTGCACCGGGGTTATCACCCGAATAGACTAGCATTTCGCCAACGCTGCTAATTAATACTAATAAATCGTCTGAGCCAGCGCCTGTATCACGCGACCATGTGGTAATTGCGTTAAGATAGCCACCGCGCTTGAATAGTGAACCAACATCGAATGCAGTTAAAGCCCCTGTTGAGGCGTCAACAGAACCATACCATACTTTGGTTGTATCTTTTTCGACAAAATATAATCTATTTTTGTAACTGATGACGTCGATTAAGTTTGCTGGGGTTACGATTACTGTGTAAGCAGCATTAGAAACTGTTGAGCCATCATACTGTTTAGGCGTATCAGCGCCATTAACCATGATTAGCTTACTAGTGCCGCCCGAATCTCTGAAATTTACACATTGCCATCTATTGTTGGTGAGACCAGAAGCTAAAGAGCTAGCAACACCGCCATAGGTAGTAGCATTATAAATATTACCGTTAGCGCATGCGATTAATTTACGGTTTCCTGCAGCGTCTGCATATTCAACTAAAGTTTCAACAGCACCACTACCAAGGCCAGTTGAGTGAACCCTAAATCCCTTTCTTAGCGTTATACCTTGAGTAGTAGGGAACATGTTAATCAAACGAATAGCGCTTGACTCTTCCATCATATCGAGAGGATCTTTAGCGTTCCATCCACCTATTGAGGCGGGGATCGTGTATGATAGAGAAGCTGTTGCTAGAGGCACTAGGCAACCTCCTTTTCTGCTGCTTTAATTTGGGAAAGCACGTCTTGAAGTTGGTTGCGTTTATCTTTCTTTAGCCACAGTGCGCCGCTTATTTGATTCTCTGTAGGCTGAATTGTTGGATTGAATACATTACCTTGAGACGAACTATAATCACGGTTAAATCTTCTGGCACTTGGTTGTGATCTATTAGTTAAATATCGATCCCAGTCTATGCCCTCCGGTAGTCGATTTGCAGTTTGCAATTCACCATCTACGCTTTTACCTTCACCGCGTAATCCTAGAATCTGTGCCCCATGTAAAGCATCAACTAACTTTAAACGGGTATCTTTACCCATTTTATCCCAGCCTTTTATCTGGTTACTCAAAGTATTATAGAGGGGCTTTGGTCCTTGAAAGTCTTGTACCACTTCTTCGGGATTATATGGGCGTTTTGGCTTCTGCTTGAAAAATGTACTTTCAATTAATTTGCCTGCTAAAAGAGGACCAGCAACGGCAGCAATAGGGGCAGCAATACTACCTAGTGATCCAAATGTCCCAGTACCAGCAGCAGCGGGAGCGCTAGCACTAGCAGCGCCTAAACTAGCTGTTGGGGCACTGGCTGCACCAATATTTGCCGCGCTAGGAGCAAGAGCGCTTATTCCTGCTGCTGTTCCACCGCCATGTAAAGCAGTGGCAGCAGCTGGGGCACCACCAAGAGCCTCAGCTAAAGCATTAGCACCGTAAACCCCTGCACCAGTGCCAGCAATTGAAGCAGCAGCACCCCCTATTTTAGCACCCATGCCAGGCTGTTGAGGCATATATACATCAGCCTGTGGATAGTCTGGAACATAAACAAAATCATTTGCGAAAGGATCGTATTGATATCCCATTAGCTACCGTACCCCGTATCTGGAATGTTTCTAGCCGAAATTAAAAATGTACTTGTCTTGTTTGCCATCGTAAGAGTTGGTGCCCCAACTTCTGCACTAATTTCCCGCATTAGTGCCTTCTCATACTCAGCTTCAATCTTTTCGTATTGCAAACCTTTCTGTTGCATCCAACGCCATTGAATTGATAAGCCGATAACAAACTCATCAATCAAACAATAATCGGTATCAGCTAAATAGGTTGTGTAACCAGCAGTTTGATAAGTCCAACTAACTGCACCGTCTGAAGCTGATGAGGAAGTATGTGTCGGAGGCGTGGCACCTGTAACACCACCAAGAGTAGTTTTATAGATGTTTCCGTTATAAGAGCAGTAAGAACCAGCAACAAATGTTGTCGCTGTCGTCCACATTTTAGGAGCTATTGCAGTAGTACTTAAATATTCAAAAGCAATCGTTTGACCTGCTTCACTAGCTGTAGGAGTTGGCTGAATATAAAACTGATTATCCTGCCAGCCCGAAATTCTAAAGCGCTGCCAAGGTGTAGAACTCACTATTCCACTTTTTCTATACTGCCACTCTTGGGGAGTAATTGGGCCGTACAATTCCCATTTGCGATCACGATTCCAATTAGTTCTAAAAACTTGTCTATCGTAATCGGCAGGGAAAGCATAGTTAGCTTGACTTGCTACTAGTGTGAATGTGTATTCACGCATGAGCTTAGGCCACATGACGCGAGATCTAGCATCTCTTATAGCCCTATGAGCTAGTGCGACTAACTGCCTCAATGTTACATCTGATGTACCAATAACGGCTGTAGGCTGGGATAACCCCAGCTCATTACAGACGTTTTGCATCATATCAAGTAAAGCCATTAGTATGTCGCCTTATAGCCAGTTACTGATACAAAGGTTGAGGTTGCGGTTGTCGCACACTGAGCATTTAGCGCTGTGTTAACAGTGCCGCGAAGAGGTACATGAAATGTATGTTCATAATAGTTATTGGCTGGAACATGAGCGCGCCAAATTACTGTCGCACCGTCTAGAATATCTACGCGTGAAGCAACAGCAGATTCATTAGTGATAGATAAGTTAGTTACATAAATGCGGTTTGTTGCATCAGCGGCAATAATCTGTGTGCTAGTCGTTCCAGTTATTGCAGCAGCATTACCACCTTGGATAGTCGCGCCTGGTGGGGCATAGGGACAAACTAACGTTCTTTCACCCGCATCAGTAGCTATAAAGTTATACTGATTTGCACCTGTCTGCTGAGTAGTTAGGGTATCTCGTCGTACACCAAAATCAACCATGCCAATATCAGTAGTGTTGGCGGCTGCCCCGTGTGCTTTGCCTGCCTGCTGTGATCCCGTCATCATGGCGCTTAAATTCATGATAGGGCGGGCTAGTGTATCAACAGCGATGCAATCACTTACATCGCCGCCGTTACCTAGTAAAGAACTTAAAGCACTATTTACAATTGCCTTCATCTTGATTTACTCCGATTTTGTCTGATTAATTTTAACTTCTAATTCGTTAGCTTTTTTTGATTTGCTTTTTGCTACAACATCATTTTCATTCTTGTTAGCAAGTTGAGCGATTTGGTTTTTAAGCATCTCAATGTCTTTGCTTAAACGCTCATTCTCAACCGCATATTTTTGTGCCGCTGCTGTTTCCTTTGCAGTTTCAAGGAATGCTTGTGCTTTAGCGCGATACGATAAGCCAGACATACCCATTGCTTGTACAGTCATATCTGAAGCTGCTGCCACTTGCTCAATCGTGAAAAGCTTCAAATATTTAAGCTCTTGTCTTTCCGCTACTGATATAGCTGGCCATTCATCAATTGGCGTACCTTGCCATTGATTATTGTTTGACTCTTTGAAATTTACATAAGCAGCTCTAGCTTTTGGATGTAGATCCAAAAATTGCTTAAGCATCAATTGATCGTGAGGTTCAGGGCCAAAATCTTTACAAAGAATGTGTTTGTGTCCTGGATAATGAATAGTGCAGCGGTCGATATTTCTGAATATCTCGCGACCTTGTTTAGTTGTTTCAAAGCCTAGCTTTTCAGGGGCTGTTTCCCATTCAAAATGCAAAGCCTCGTCTGTACCAAACTGCATTATACCTCTTGAATCTACTCTTCCATTAAAACTTAATGTGTCTTCCATGATTTCACCGATTAAAAAAAAGAAATTGGGGCGAGCAATCCATGCCCGCCCCAGTGATTAACTATCTGCCGTTACAACAAGGATTTGCTAAGGCACAAATTGCAAAACCTGCACTTGGGGTGCCGTCTGCTGACTTTGTGACCATTCCATCAATGTATTGGCCTGCTGTGGTGGTGTCGTCGATCGTTCCACCTGTTGCAGTTGTTTGACAGGCTGCGCCAGAGGCAACAGTAGCTGCTTTAACAACAGCTAAACCGCGGATCTGATACCAGCCGTATTGGTTAGCAACGTTTGCTGAAAGTGCTACTGCAACAGGACCGCGAGAAGCGGCAACCGTTAAAGTAGTTGCAAATGCGCTATCATAAACCGCTGTATTTCCTACTACAGTAGAAGCAACACCTTTTAAGTAAATGAATTCACCAATGCCATAAGTAGGATCTTGCCCCTTAACAATCGTACCAATAGGGTGCAATTGTGTTGTGCTTGTATCCGTTAAGGCTTGATGACCAACTACGTTTTCAACTAATGAAAATGCCATAACTTTTTATCTCCTTCGTAACTAATCTTTTAATACCCCTTGCAAGAATGCGCAGCTCAAAGTCATATTACCCGCGAAGGCGATAAGTTTAGTCATTGCATCTTGGTTAACAGCGAATCTCTCGTTGTCCAAAGCAACAAAATTTCTATCCTGATGAGGACGGAAATAAATGTAGTCGGTATTCAAGAAGTACATGTGGTTAGTTGGAGCAGCAGCGCCGTATCCACCATCTAGTACAACATCGGCAGTCATGTACTTGAGAGTTTGGAAGCCAGCCTGTCCCATACTGTCAGATGTAATACGTTGGATCGCTTGTAACGATTCCATGTACAGTCTGAAGTAGTTGTTATCTGCTACGATTAGATCAGGCTTATCGGTACCACGTACCAAATGCAACCATACTCTGTTCATGTAGCTTTGAATGTTGGCAGCAGTTGCAGCAGCACCACCGTCTGTAGTCGCATCAAAGCTGATGTTTCTCCAAAAAGTATATGTCGAACGAGAAATACCGCCGACAGTTCCTGATGTAGGTGTATCAGCAACTAGAAGTTGCAAACCACCAATCTGTTTACCGCCGTCAGCTGTACCGTCAGAATAAATGTCACCGCTGATATTATTCTTTAATGTTTTTTCACCGTTTCCGATTCTGCTCTCAAGCAAATCAATAACAGCTTCTTTACCGCTATTTTGAATTTGCTCTAAACCTGAGATCGTTACTGCTACGGCTGATTGTGCAAAGTTAAAATCAGCAGTTGTGAATACTTCTGATTGGCCAACGTTTAACACGTCATAACCGGAATAGCGCTTGTAAGTGCTGTTTTCAGCGAATTCGATTTCTTGCGAAATTGAACGACCGCCGCGAACAGGCTTTATACGCCCTTTGCCTGAGAGTCTTAAAAGTAATGCATTGTTTTTGCTTACATCATCTGCGAGTTTTCCAGAACGAGATCGCTGGGTAAGCGAAGCGATTTCGCTAATCGAACTATTAGGAGTTGCCATTTATTGCCCTTGGTAAAATTAAAAACCAAGCGCCTCCATGGCTGCCGAAATATCACCCCTTAAACTTCCACTTGAATTGAGTTTACCAGTGCCCCCAGGTGCCCCATTCACAGTGACAGCTAAGTTTCTGGCCTTAGCTGCTTTTGCTTTCTCGTCGCTTATACGCCTAGCATCATTGATGCCAGCGCGCTTTTTAAGCTCCGCCTCTCTTAACTCTGGCATGGTCCAAAGTGTATTTTCATACGCCTTGGTCAAAAGCTCTGAGGCGTTCATCTGAGGATTAACAGCCCTGAGCTTACGAACTTCGTAACTCATTGCATCCTCAAACTGTGGATCGGATGCATAAGGGTACAACTGATTGCCCTCAGCATCTTTAGCCTGCCTAAAAGCTTCTACATGATTGTTAAGTGAAGAAATATACTGCTGTTGTGCCTGCTCCTGCTGCGTGGAGTAATACCCACGCAATTCGTCTAACTCTCTTCTTAATGTCTGTATTTCGGGATTAGCTTCCGTCGAACCATTTAGCGCCAGTGACTGCAAATCGACACCGTGCATGTCAGCTAGTCGCTTGATAGCTTCTTGAGGGTTAGTCTCTAGAAACTCTTGGCCCTTGAGTAAGTAATGCACCGCTTGAGCTGGGCTAACCCTAGCTCTAGCAAACCTCTGCATTTCAGGCTCAATAACCTGCAACAGCTCTTCATGTCCGCGTATCGCTTGCGCGAATTCTTGGCTTTTCTGAGTCAGTAAGGATTGGCTTTCCCGCTCTCGGTCAACGATGTATTGCTTTACGTCCCGTGGGAGCGAGGCGAATGCCTCACGTTTCTCAGCCTTCCAGGAAATGGGCGCTGGTATTTCAGAATTCACCTGGTTCGGTGCCACAGGAGCGGCTTCAGTTGATGGTTCTGCTTTTCCTTTTTGCGCTTTTCCTACCTCTTGGGCTGGTATATCTGTTTTAGCTTTAGCCTCTTTTGTTTCAGTAGCAACGGGCTCGCTAACTACTTCCTCTTTGACTTCTTCAGTCTTAGATTCAGTAGGCTCTTTTTCCAGCTCACTCATAGCGGCTAGAATATCATCTCTTAAGCTGCCTTCTTTTTCTTCCTTTTCAACTTCCATTTATAGGTATCCTGTCTTTTTTCCAGCGTCGATTATGTCTTGTTTTAAGCTCTCGCTTGAGTCGTATCTCTTATTTACATCTGGTTTATCGTTACCAATTTCCACACCACCATGCGCTTTAGTGACGCGACGAAATGCGCTTTTAGAGTCGTAGGTTTTACCGTCGCAAGGGTGCCATGTATCTTTCATCGTATCGGTAATAATTTGAGTACGTGGCTCAACGTCCCTGTTGTTCGTGACCTCAATAAACTTACCATCTCTGAATACGTAAACTTTTCTAGCCATTGTGTTTATTAATTGGTTCCTGTGCAGCAGCGTTACAAGCTTCTAAAACCCTGGCTCTTATGTATCTTTCTGCTTGCGAAACTGTAGTGTTAGTAACAAATTCAGGGATTACCAAAGAGCCGATAATGCTACTTTTTGAATTGCTGATTCTGCAAAAAACGGCGTTTTCAGCGTCAGCAAAACTTGCTCTGAATCCCTGTTCCTCAAGAAACGTTTTAACCAATATTTTCACCTGTTCGGGTGTAATTAATGGTTCAGCGATTACTTGAGACTCGTTCATACAAATAAAATGTATGAAATCTATTAGTTTTGTTAACTAAAATTTTTGCTTAATTGAGAAGCAGCATTAATAGGATTTCTTCTTCTTCGGCTCTAAGTTGCGCTTCATGTTCTAGAAAGATTCTTATGTTTTCCTCAAACTGCTTTAAGTAAGCTTGCCTTAAAGCTATGTCTTCTAAGCCTTTGGATAGCTCGCTTAACTGGCTGTAAAGATTGGATATGTTATCCTGTGCGTTCTTAAAGGCATCTTCTTCATATATCTTGATTACAGGGGCATTAGATGAAGCCTCTGTTACCGTTTCTTTAATGGTCTCATCAGATACAGACTTTTCTAACTTCTTTACTTCTTCGTGATGTCTTTTTTTCCATCCATTATGCTGATTATAGCCACCGTCGTGCGTGTCTTGCGGGTTCGGTATAGACGATGACTTTCTAGGCCATAATGGAATTAACATTTATTTTGTCCAAAATACCTGTTTATTCGTTAATCTTGGACGTAGATCAACATGAACGAAATTGCGATCAGGATAATAGCCGATACCGTGAAATCCTAAAGTCATAGCAGCCTGATGAAGATCGACAAGTGGCTTACTAATCGAAGTAAGATCCATAGCCAGACCTTGAACATGATAGCTAAACTCTTCAGCACCTGGAATTAGTGCGTTTTCTTTTGCACTTCTATAACCCCTATGGACGTGTCCATCAAAATTGCATTTAAGAGGACCAACGCATTCTCTTAATTCTTCCACCTTATCTAAAATCATAGGATTAATCATTAAAAACCCTAGTTTTAACTGCTTTAAACCATCAGGGCTTAAGACCTCTTCAGGTGAAAAATGTGGCCATCTCCAATCGCTCATCTTTCGTTTGCTTTACCCTCTTGGATCAGATCTTCAAGCGCATTTGTCAGTTTGACTAAATTAATCTGTGGAAACCTCGCGACGATTGCAGCAAGTAATGCCTGCCTTTCTACACCTTGAGGGTTGTTTCGTAACACTGCTTTTATTAGGTTTTTTAAACGTAAACGCTCTTTAGCAGGCGGAACATCTAAAGAAATAATCCCCATAGGCCCCCCGTAATGACACTAAATAAAATCCAACTTCCAACCTTCATTAGCGTTAAGCGTCGAATGGTAGCGATCGGTGCTGGTCCCTGTCGTGCTAATAATAAACTCATATTAGTAACTGGCGACCTCAGCCCAGGCCACATCTACAACTAAATTTGCTGTGCCAGCTGCTCCAAAAACTACAGTCGGCCCGCGCACTATAAACCCCTCATTCTGCGCGAATACAAAAGGCATATCACCCGAGTTAGTAAAATCTAATGTCTTTGTATACGTAGTAGTATTAGGCGTTGTAATTAGCTGCTGAGTTGGCATTTCCAGGACCGGGTCAGCATCTAGTGTTCTTGTACCGGCTGTTAAGCCTGCTGCTAATGTCGATTTTCTAATGTCAGTTATTAGAGTAGTAGCCATGCTAGTACGCTTTTTCATGGAGTTACCAGTTATTGTAATTGCCGTACCGCCAGTGTCGGAAGCAGTAAAGGTTCTTGCTAGAAATATCTGAAAACTGGGCATTATTGTGGCCGTTGCCGCTGCTGTCTGCATACATTCTAGGCGAATGAATAGCGGGACACATAGGCGTGTTGCATCACCCCACCTGAAAGAAAATAGTGTACCATTAGCCGCCTGTGTAACTACTAGAGCTACGGTAGTACTAACCCTATACATTCCAAATGCGCCGTAATCTATAGGTCGTGGCGAGGTTTTGATCGCCCTGAATGTAGTTCCATCTACTTCAGCTACTACACCGCCGTTACCCTGTATTTGAATTGCCATTTTTTATAATCTCCTAAAAATCAGTTCCACACCCAAGCAACTGTCCACTGTCCATAAATTCTCGTCCCCATGCCGCCAATATATGGCGCTATATAACCCCATATAGGCGTAGTAGGCTTAGCCGTGAAGGTTCCTAGGGCGTTAGCGGCTTGTAGGGCTTCATTCGTCTGCGAAGTGTTAAATGCGTAAATTGTAAAACCTGTTCCAGCCACAATATTACCAGCTACTACTTTTATGGTCTCTAACATGTGCTCATCAGCTAAATGATCTGCTGTGTCTACCGGATATAACCACGCCTCAACTAGAGAACCTGATAGGATCGATGCCTGACCAGTCACTGCTATTGATGCGTCTGATTTACCTGGAAAACTTCCAAAATCTATAATCGTGGTTCCTTGTGCTCCCATGTTAAGCCTCTAAGTAATAAGACATGTGGCCCGCTACTGTTACAGCTCCTGAAAGATTTAATATTAGCGCTTGATTTACGGCGGTTTCTAATAGTGAGCCTTGAGAAGGTGAGCTAACACCTGGTGCAATACCTGTATTAGCTATAAAAGGCATAGCACCTGATAGGTCCGTACCTGCGCCAGATTTCCACTTAACGTTTACAGTGCTCGAACAAACAAAAGCGTATGATAATACTTTGATTTTTTTAGTGGCATCAGCGGCAACTATTGTATTGTCACCACTGCTAGATGCATTGATTGCAGCGAATAGTATAGTCTGCTGGCGGGTGGAATCTGTTGAAACATCGCCACTAGAATTAACTCTAGCATATCTAGCATTTGCTTCAGTGTTATCAGGTGAATAAACGTGACATCTTAATTCACCGTTTGGAGTGTAGTCCAAAAAGTTTAGATCTGGATCTGGTAGCAGTATCAAAGGATATGTAATGCCACCGAAATCAATAGTATCAGGTGAGGTTACAGTACCTAGCGCGAAATCAGTGAACCCAATTCTAACAGGGTTATCAGCACCAGCACCGACAGCAAAAGCACCATTTACACTTACTGTTGATTGATTCGAGGCTATTGCAACAGAAATACTATTAGCCATGGTTTGCTGCCCCTCATTAGGAAGGGCGGCTATTGTAACTGAGCTAGTATTACATGCAGCAATCTTACTATCGATGCTAAGTAAAGTATTTTCTGTTGCTACATCAGCGCCATTACTTTGAACTTGCCAAGGGGGCGAACCCTGTTCAACGGATACAGAGTTAGTAACACTAACTTTCATTGGATTAGTGATAGTCCCAATTGGCAGCACAGAATCAGCAGTAGGATCTATTAACTTAACTTTTTGATAATGTTTACCGTCGCTAGCTTCATCTGTAGCAATAGGAATGGTCGGATTACTACCAGCATCTAAAATTACATTATCACTCATAGACTATAATGCGGGTGGCGCATCCTCTACAGTTACAATTGAATTACCATCTGGGGTTCTAGTGATGGTTCCGATTTTTCTTACAGGCTGCTTAGCATCAACATTTACAACTATTGGGGGCATTGCAGCGGTTGGCTTGTCAGCGCTTAAGTCTTTCATGGTCATTAAATTAGTAGAGTCTTGGGCTTGGTAGGCTTTTAGCGCCATGTCAGAGCGCACTTTCTCAGCTTGCAACTCTAATGTACCCCTCAGTTTTTCTTGCTCTAAGGCCGCTTCAAACTGAGCCTTTTGCATTTCTAATGCATGGCTAAGTTTCTTCATCTCTGCGTCAAGCATTGCTTTTTGCTGGTCAGCTGCCATCTTTGCTTGATTCTTTTCAGCCTCAGATTGAGCTTTAAACTGAGCTATTTGCATCTGTGCTTCCACCTTCATAGCTTCAGGGTCAGGCGGTGGCGGTTGATTTGCAGCCTCTTGAGCCTTCATTTGGGCCGCTTCCATTGCTGACTCAATAGATCCCTCTAATGACCTGCCTGCTTTGAACCCCCGAACAGAGAACATTAACATTTCAGTCATTAGAGGACCGTATTCTGGCTGTGACTGTATAACGCCCATAGCTGTTTGAATGAATGGGGTTACAGCTTGAAGGAATTCAGTTCTTGCCTCCTTATCTTGCTGCTCATCTATTGCAATTGTTGAATCGGTTTCGATATCGATTCTAAAATTTCTTAACGTTTCATTCTTTAGCAACTCAATAGCAGGCATGAAAAACTGTTGTGCCTCTGGGCTCATGATATCAATGCCAACCATCTGAGCTAATGTTTCAGGCTCGAAGTGTTCAGCTATGATTTCACCCTTAATGGCTATAACATCCCTAACAAAACGCTGCATTTGACGCTGTCTATCAGCCAATCGAAGTGTAGCAAATTGCCCCTTTATCTGCTGCGCTGTTGCGGTTTCTGAAGGTGAGCTGCTACCTCTGATAATGTCAGCAATACCTGTGATTTCGTAGATTTCTTGCTTAATGCGCTCGCGTGCGTCATACAAACGCATCAAAGTTTCTGCAATTTCGCCTATAGGCATGAAATCCACTGAACCTTTTAATCTACCTTGCTGTGCGAAACTTGGCCAATCTTCTTCTGGGATAAGTTGATTTTCAGCACCTTCAGAGAGTAGGCGCTTTAAGCCTTCTTTGCTGGCGTCATATACACCCGATACCTTTATAGCGGTCGTAAGGCATGAGATTCTAGCTGTTACTTCGTCTAATTCATTGGCCTGGTCTTGATACTGTGCAAACTCTGGAACTGGAATACATGTCTGTGTGGTTGTAATTCCTAGTAATGGGCGAGGGCAGGGAAAGAAGTTTTTTAGCCCTAATGGATCATCTTTTACATCTAAAAACCCCTGACAACCTTTTGACACCCAATAGACTTTCTTTGTTTTTTTGTCCCAAAACTCCCAAACAGATGCTTTTTTACAATCTTCTATGTCTGCATCAGTAATATTTTTCTGGTTGTCTAAGTCATCAGGCAAAAAATCAAGTGAAGATTGGTTTGCTTTCTCTTCTCCAAAACGCTCCTCTAATTCATCCTTAGACAAATAGGTTCGTCTAGCAACCCAACCTACCTCGTCCCATGTTCTAGCAGGCTGATGAATGAAGTCCTTAAAATGTATAAAGTCGCAAATAACTTCTTCATAGACTACTTTTTGTAATGGTTTGCCAAATTCATCTAGCTGCTGTTCACCCATTTCATTGAGAAGAGGGCCATAGGTGGGTTTATAACGAAGCCAAACCTGACTGCGACCAGCAATTAAGTAATCATCGCGGCATTGGTTCATTGCCTGATCGAAATCATAGCTTTGAATATCATAGTCTAAAGCTCGCTCTAGTATCTGCGAGGCTGCGCGACCTATTGGGTCTTTATCTTTGTAGCGCCTTTCTACTTGAGGCTTTGGGGTTCGAGAATATATTGCAGGTTGTAATGTTTGGATGTTGGAATAGAAGATATTGAAGTGCTTAGAGTTGCTGGAATCGCTGCTTATGTCTCTTTCATCGCGGTATCGCTTATAGATGCGCTCGGCTCTTTTAATCCATTGTTCGTAGTATTTTTCCTTCTGCGCTCGTTGAATTTGCGACCAGACTTTACGCGAAAGTTCAAACTCTTCAGCTTCTTGTTTGCTTAATTCTTTTGCCATTTGGTGTAATAAAACCCTGCGCCAAACTAGCCGCAGGGGTGCTAAGGTTAGTGTTTAATTCGTAACCAAGATATAAAATCCGTGGGTTTTGTTAACTAAATTAATAGCGGTTAACTTTGCGCTTCTGATTGGCCCATACTTCCTCTAATGTTGGCATTTTAATTACAGTGGCAGGCGGTTTCGGTATCTCTTTAACCCACGGGCGAGACATGACGCCATATCTTGCAGCGTCATAGGCATGATCTTCTGCATCAGAATCCAAATCTTCAGGCTTAATAGTGTCGTGTGGCAGTGCTGGAATAGTGCGTATGCAATTGATGCATGTAGAAAAGAAGTAAATCATTGGCTT